AGGTACTTGTCAGTCTCGTCTTCGTCACCATCATTATCTATATCACCGTCTTCTTTACCAACAGGGTCTAATTTTTCAGATAGTTCATAATATCTACCAAGCTTATTTCCTAGGTCTTCATAAAGAGATTCTAGTCTTTGCTGTAATGTTTCCATTTCTAGGGCTGTTTTCTCAAATAGCTCAGTAGTATTGTTTATTTCTTTTACATCTCGTTTAACAGTTATACCGTCAAACCAGTTTTCAGTCTCATGCACAATATAATTACCTGCACCAGCAGCTAATTTCTTTATAGATTCAACAACATCCTTTATATTGTTTTCTCTATATATTCCTGTACCAAATTCATTAAACTTAGACACAGCTTCTACAAAAGCTTGTTTTTGCTCTGGTGTAAGTGATGATTCTGAAATAAGTTTTTTTAATTTTATAGACATATTATTATCCCCTTATCTTTGTAATACCAATATAAATGTTGTAGCATTGTCTGAATAAGCACTAGCCACTCCAATTTCATGTACAACACCAATTGCAAGTGTACCTAGTTCCATAGTTCCGCCTCTTGCTAAATTAACTCTACCTGCAATAGATGAACCAGAAATCATAAATGCAGCTGCACCTAGAGAACCTGAGCTAAAATCATTATTACCACTATCATTGGCAACAACAGTTACCGCATTGTATTTACCAAATGGTCCAAATTTATTTAATTCGTCAGTTACCAATCCTGCCATTATTTTTCTCCACAACAGTTTTCAGTGGCCAGAACTGGTATCTCACATTTACCAGTCATCTCGCAGAGCATGTCTGAGATTATGCCATTTATCTTATCATATTTTTTATTTGCACTTTTTACAACATTTACACTTTCATTCATAGCTTTTGGTTGCATAAATGCTCCGTGAGTAGAAGGGTTAGAAACAAAGTCCCAGCATATAAGTTCAAAGTCATCCTTTACCTTTACTGCACTTTCACCGTTTTCGTATAATTCTTCTACACTTCCTAATCCTCTACTACTAATACCAAGTTTAACACCTGCTTTTAATAATTCTTTAAGTATGTTTCCAGCCGGCGTACCAAGTACCTCTACAGTACCCATTACATCATCACCTTTCCACCATGCATCTATAACATTATGAGATACATTTTGTAAATTTACCACCGATGATTCTGGGTGATCTAGTTCTCCTAAAGCTCTTCGTTCTTTAATATTTACGTTCTTATAGTTTTTTACCTCTCTCATAAGAATGTCTTTAGGATAAATTCTGCCGTTTTGATTTTTTGCCTCTGCCCTTTGTAATATACCTGTCACAATTACGCGACCATTATTTTTTCTTTCAGACTCCATTATCATTTGAGGGGAAATATCAAAAGCTGTGTAATCTATTAAAAGTTTTTTATCCATGGAATATTCCCTTATTTATTATTACTGAGAAAGTTTGCATAGTTTGCGGTTTCGCCAACCCTTGACTCTGCTATTCTATATAGTCGCTGTTGTTCGTGCATTGGCAGCTCCCATCCAGAATATTCTTTACCTTCAAACATATATTTTCTATTCTTAATATCGCTTCTAAATTGTTGCCAACTATAAACGTGCCTTACAAATTTTCCCATTTTATTTCCCTATTTATTATGAAGCTATCTCTGTTAATTTATTAGATACCTTTATCAATCTTTCAGCTATCTTTTTTAATCTTGGCCTAGTTGGCTTCCAATAGTTATCAGTAGAAACACCAGCCTCTCTTTTAAGTTTAGCTGCTCTACCAATTATTCTCTCTATTTC